GGAGATAATTGAGCTAATGGAGCAAGAAAATAATGCAGATGAATGAGATTGTAACAATGTGTGAGCGGTTAGCCCGAAAGTTTAATCGGCCCCATCACTACGAAGATATGGTCAGTGAGGGTGTTCTCAAGGTCTACGATCTCTTGGACAAGAACCCTGAGACACACCCCGCTAACCTGTATCGTGAAGCAAAGCGTAGGATGCACGACTACATCAACTTCGATTGTAACGGTCTGTCTGTCCCTGCCTCAAATACAGCTAGGGGGCTATCTAGGACTGACGAGGTAGTCAAGGGTAGCTCATGGTCAGAAGAGGCTGTAGAGGGCTTACGGGCTGTCCTAACGGCTGAGTGGGGTGAGTATGATGACGACATGACAGATGGTAACCATGCGACACCTGAAGAGATCCTGATTGATAAGCAGACGAACCAGAATCTTACGAATATCATCAACAAGGTCTTGACTGAGGATGAAGCTGAACTTGTGATCCTTCGATACTTTGAGGATGCGACACAAGAAGATGTTGCTGATGTCTTTGGCCTGACGCAACAAGGTGCAGCACTACGAGAGAAAAAGGCACTCAGAAAGCTAAAGTTTCATGTTTGTAACAATTTGTGACTTGTGGAATCAAGCCTGAGGTTCCTATAAGCAAGTGTCACCTAAACGTAAGTTTTAATCGTTAGTATAATTATTACTATTGATTAAACTACTTAAGAAAGGACGTAGGTATGGAAGATGACGAATACTTCAACAGCCTGATGCACAAGGCAAACAGAACTCTTGATGATGTCGCTAATGATGTTCGTCAATATCTTTCTGGTGCTGTAGAAAATATCATCAAGGCGGGTCAGGCTCTACAAGAGGGTCGTGATATGCACCCTAGCAATAAGGCCTTTTCCGAATGGTGTGAGAGGGAGTTTCCTGAGCTTGAAAGGACTACACGACACCATCTTATGAAGATAGGAAATAAGTTTTCTGTTGTTGACAATTGTCAACATCGCATGAATTACTCAGTCTTGCGTGAACTAGCAGCACCCTCTGTCCCTGACGAACTGGTAGAAGATTTCCTGTCGTCAGAAGAACCTGTCAAGGTGGAAGAAGTTCGTGAAGCCAAGAAGGGATACAAGAAACTAAAAGAAGATCCAGACTGTTCTGATATCGTAGAGCAACTGCAATCTGGACGTAAGACCGCAAGAGAAGCAGCTAAGGAGGCTTGGGAAAGATCAGAGAAAAAGCGTAAGCAAATTGAGGAAAACCCTCAAGTTGTTGACCTAGAGCAGATCGTGAAGAACAAAAAGCACTATGACATCAAAACATCAGCAATTAGTTTTGTTGTTGCAATGGAACAAATGGGTAGCAAGTCTGAGCCAAGAGATATCGCTAGAGAGATAAACATGGCTATACAACCTGACCCTATGAACATCAAAGTTCCTGCGCTGTTTTTGATGCGTGATATTCTGAACGAACTCTGCGAAGAGATTGAAACACCTAAAGCAAACCAACATCACTAGGAGAAACCCGATGTCAACTTTTTATAACGAAGTCCTGAACTACTACGAACTCAACGGTCGCCGCCCAATGAGCCACAACTTGCTTACAGACCGCGGTGGTCGCCGTGTTCGAGCATCAGATGCTAATATTGAACGCAACCGCATCTGGACTGAGCAGAAGGATGACTTTATCGCCCTCTTGAACTCCACTTTCCACAGCTATGAACTTGACCGTCAGATGCCACTCTGGTGGTTTGCTAAATACGATCTTGCACGTTTTATGGAAGTGCGTGACTCTGAGATCAACAAAGGTCAAGGCCGTGTAGAGAAGAACCATATGTATAAAGAAGCTGCATATCGTTTCTTGATCGAACAGACTGATCTAGATCATGGTCGTTTGATTATGCCTAACACAGAGGATAAGGTTCGCCCTATGGTGAAACGCAAGTAAAAGGAGAGAGCCACATGAGTGAGATTGCGCACCAACCGTGTCCGTATCCCTCGTGTGGCTCTTCCGATGCCTTCAGCTTCAACACTGAGGGTTATGGGAGATGCCATGCGTGTGAGCGTAGTTATCCAAGCAGAGAGCAGACTTTCGAGTGGGCCGAAGAGAAATACCCTACCAAGGGAAACAGAGAGGAGTTTGATGTATTGTCGTTCACACCTAAAGCTATAAGACCTGAGTCCCCCGACAGTGGAAATTGGGTAGAGATGCGGGGGATCAAACCCCTGACGATGGAAAAGTTCACAGTCAAAACGTATGAGGATCGTCAAGAGTATGTATACCCTAGTGGGGGAATTAAGGTTCGCCGTTTAGACGAGAAAGCCTTCTATGCCAAGAATGGTTTCAAGGGTGATGAACTCTTCGGTATGAACTTGTTTCCTGCGGGTAGTGCCAAGAAGGTTACAGTTACTGAGGGTGAGCTTGATGCTTTGTCTGTGTATCAGATGATGGATCACCGTTACATTAATCCTGTAGTCTCTCTGCCTTCAGCAACGCCATCTAAGAAGCTGTGGGAGAAATGTGCGGACTGGCTTAACTCGTTTGATCAGATCATTCTGTCAGTCGATAATGACGAAGCAGGTAATGCTCTTGCTAGTCGTATGGCTAAACTGTTTCCGAACAAGGTCTATCGTGTAGATCACGGAGAATACAAAGACGCTAACGAACTTTTGCAAGCAGGTAAGCAGAAGGAGTTTATGTCAGCTTGGTGGGGCGCACAGAAGTATGTCCCTGAGAATATCCTGAACACTACTGAACAGTTCTTGTCGTTGTATCGTGATACTCCTGAACACCAGTATGTGCCTACAGGTATCCAAGCACTAGACGACAAAATCTTGGGTTTGATGCAAGGTCACTTCACAGTTATCAAAGCACCTACAGGTATTGGTAAGACTGAGGTCATGCGCTATCTGGAATACAATATGCTACAGCGTAAGATACCGATTGCTGCTTGGCACTTGGAAGAAACTAAACTGAGGAGTTTACTTGGGCTTGTGTCGTATCATCTGAACGATAACCTAACCCGCCGTGATTTGATTGAGGATAAAGGTGCTGAAGAGCAAGTCATCAGTGCTATCCAAGACCTGACCAAGGATGAAAACTTCTATCAGTTCTACTTGGGTGATGGTCAAGGTGCTGACGACTTGATTGACCAGATCAGGTTCTTCAGTCAGGCAGCAGGTTGTAAGTTTGTGTTCTTCGAACCTATCCAAGATGTGGTTGTGGGAACGTCAGAGGAAAGCAAAGAGGCTATGTTGGCTGACCTGTCTATCCGCTTGTCTAAACTTGCAGCAGAACTGAACGTGGGCATCGTGACGATTGCTCACACTAACGAGAATGGCGACCCTAAGTATTGTAAGATGATTGGTCAACGTGCATCAGTCATTATCAATCTGGATCGTGACAAGGAAGCTGAAGACTTTGAAGAGCGCAATACGACATATCTGCGGGTAGAGAAGAACCGTCCCTGCTCAGAGGAAGGCCCTGCGGGTCGTATGCGCTTTAACTCAGACACCTTCACACTACGAGAGGTAATATGACAGTATTCGATATTGAAACTGACGGACTGCTTGACGAGCTAACGAAGATCCATGTTCTGTCGTGGTCTAACGATGGCGGCAAGACAGTCAAGTCCACAGGCGACTACGAGGAAATGAAGTATGTGCTTCTGAACAGTGATACACTGATTGGACACAACATCATCCGCTTCGATGTCCCTGCCATTGAGAAAGTCTTGGGTATCAAGCTGACAGCCCGTCTGATCGACACTCTGGCTATCTCTTGGTATGTCAACCACCAACGCCCCAAGCATGGCCTAGAGGGCTACGGAGAGGACTATGGAGTGCCTAAGCCAGTGATCAAGGACTGGAACGACCTGACGTATGAAGAGTATGCCCATCGCTGTTCTGAGGACGTTAAGATCAACTGTCGTCTCTGGCGTGACCTAGACCTGAAGCTGAACAAACTGTATCAGGACTTGGACGAGAAGGATCGCTTCATTGACTACCTGACCTTCAAGATGGACTGCGCACGGGAACAAGAAGCCCTAGGGTGGAAATTAGATGTAGCTAAGGCACAAGCAGCCTACGATGAAATCATGCGGCTCAAGACTGAGAAGGAAGAGCAACTGGCTGATGCAATGCCTAAGCGAGTGTTGACTGCTGTTCGCACTAAGCCAAAGGTGATGTATAAGAAGGATGGCTCTTTGTCGTCACATGGTGAGAAGTGGGTAGAGTTGTGTAAGCAACAGAAGATGCCTGACACTGTAGCTAGTCTGACTGTAGTAATTGGTGAGGAACGGGCTAATCCTAACTCTAACGATCAGGTCAAGCAGTGGTTGTTTGGCTTGGGATGGAAACCTAAGACTTGGAAGTTTGTGCGTGATAAGGCTACAGGCCAAGAGCGTATGATCG